AGCGATGGCGCGGCGAAAATATCCCCTATCCCAAAAAATGAATTCCCGGCCGCGCGCCTGCCAGTCTTCAACGCACGGCCGCAACTGCGGCGAACAACCGATGATGGGAATCAAGCCGTCAGGAATCCACGGAACTTCCGCATAGTCGTGGCGAAGGATCGAACCGCCGCCGGTGGTGATGGCCTTGCCGATGCGCTCGAATAGATCGCGCTTGAAATCCGGCAAGCCGGGCGGAACGAATAGCACCAACCGTGCCGGGTCAACCGCCATCACACCCGCCAGTGTTTGCGCACCCACGGCAACCGCACGAATTCATCCGGCGAATGCCGAACGAAGGTCACCACCCGCGCACCGGCTGGCAACATATCACCCGGCGGCCATCCGCGCTTGTTGAAGACATAGACGCCACTCGCCGCGCCAACCGGCCACCCCGCCGCGTTCGGCACCTTGTGCCACAACCAACCTTGGTCATCCGGGAATTCATGATGGGCGATGGTGCTGGCCACCGCCGGGCTGAACTCGCGCCACACTTCCGGGTGAACGCCCGGCCGCAGCATCCACAACGCACCATTGTATGGGCACGGGTTCGCTAGGTTGGCACCCTGCAAAATGATGAAGTCTTGATAGCCGCCAAACAAGCAATCAAGCGGCCCGGTGATTATCGAATCCAAATCAATGTTGACGATGCGGTTGGTTGGGTCGGCAACCGGGAACAACAAGTTTTGGATTTCAGGATCAAACAACCGAAGCCGCGCGAAGCAACCCGGAATTTGGGTCAACCCCAAATCAAGAATCGGGAACGCATAGACGCCATCAATTTCAAACCGGCAATCGGTGAAGCAAACAAACAAGTGCGGTTCGCGAAGATTCCGCGCGACACCGGCCCGCAACTTGCGCACATCATCCGGCGTGAACCGCTCGCCCCACAACCACGTGGTCACGATCAGCATTGAATCACCGCCATCCGCGCCGATGGATGGTGGCTTTGAAATATCTGACACGGGAACGGAAGTTGATCGAACACTACTTGTTCATGGATATCTTCGATGATGTAGACGCCACCCGCCTTCACGAATGGCTTCAACGCAATGCAACTTGACACTTGGTGATTTGGCCGGTGCGAACCATCATCAATCAATATATCAATCGGCTTGCCGACCTTCCGCACCGCGTCAACCATTGAACTTGGTTTGCCTTGGTCGCCAAAGTAGCAACGAATCCGCCCGCGCTTGAATAGCAAATCAACGTTGTTATCAATGCCGATGATGTCACCGTTGGTGAAGAATTCTTCCCACATATAAAGACTCGCCGCGTGCTTCATTGTCGGTTGATGCGGCGGCCCCTTCTGCCGACCAATGCCGATTTCCACCAAGGTGACTTCGGCTTGGCGCATCGGTTCGAACATTTCCCAATAGGTTGGCGTGTACCGATGCACCGTCCACTTGTCGGTCACGTATTTGTTGGCGAGTTCACAAAGCGGAGTCAGCATGGTTTCACCATCATGACGGCGGTGTAGTCGATTTCCACACCTTCAAATTTCATGCCCATGATTTCAAAGAATTCATCCACCGCACGCCGGGCACCAAGCATGTGGCCATAACAATCCACGATCAAGATGCCGCCAAGGTGAAGGCGCGGCCACAGGCATTCGAGTTCATAGAACTTTGCGGTGTACCAATCGCCCATCAACCGGCACACCGCCACACGGTCGGGGATGAACGCGCCTTGGGAAAGCTTCGGATAAACCCAACACTTCCGGCCGGGCGTGGCGATGTTGAACGGAACGCCCAACCCCACTTCAACGATATCGCCGGGCACGTTGAAGTCATCAACATGCTTGACCGCCTTGGCGAAGGCCCGCGCCAACGCTTCCATCACCGCAGCAATCGCAAGGCATGGTGGATGACTTCGGTGGCCATGATTGACTCCATCGCCTTGATGCAATGTTCGCATCGGTAAAGACTGCCGCACGCGGCCAAGCTATTGCCCGCAAGGTTGACGTGCAACGGCGGATAGCCGGTCAACTCGATTGGCGTATAGCCGCCGAACAACACCACCGCCGGGATGCCAAGCGCGGCCGCGCCGTGATGCATTCCGCCTTCACCGCCGATGAACAACGCGGCCCGCTCCAACACCGCCAACGCTTGGCGGAAGTTGTCGGTGCGGAAGTGGTCAACATCGTTCAACGTGAATTGAATTTGCGGATAAACCAATTGCACCACGCGGTGGCCATATGCCTGCATTGCATCGGCCACCCGTTGAAACCGTTCGCGTGGCCATTGCTTGTTCACCGCCATTGACTTGTGCGCCGGTGTATTCGGTTCGATCAGCACAAACTCGCCACCGGCCGCCTTCGCGTTCTCCCTTTCGTGCTTGTCCAAAAAGATTTGCCCGGCTATCGGGCGGAACTTCATATTGAAAATCCAGTTGGTTGGCGTGATGCCTAGATGATAACCCCGGTTCCCTTTGTAGAACGGAATCCATTCTAAATCGGTTGCGCCTTCGTCACCGGGCCGGGCAATGTTCGGATTGCCTTTGAAGATTTCTTCACACCAAGGCCCCCAAATGATTCGGTGACCGTCACCGAACGCCGCGCGCTTGCCGGGCAGAACTCGCCGCGCGAGTCCGCTGGCCATACACTCGTCACCGTAGCCCATAAGAACCGAACTCCGCTTGCGTTCGGAACGCTTCCGGCCCGCGCCCTTCCGCACACGCTTCCGCATATTCGTTGTTGAAAAGTTTGCGGATATCGGCACGCGGGTGCAGTTGGTCAACGCCCTTGAACCAATGGGCGCGGCCTTCGCGCGCCAACCGCGCACGCGAAAGAACGTGGTTCGGTTGCGTTGGAATGTTGGTGTAGTGAACCACCTTCACGTGCGGTTCGCTCACATCATCGCACCCTTCGCCATCACGGCAATTCCAATCGCCTTGATACAACGCCATCGCACCGAAGATGGCTTGCCGCGCCGAACGGTAGCCACCCGCAACTTGCTTCAAGAAATCAATGGGCGGCAACACGCCGCGCATCCGCGCGCAATCCATCAACATGACACACGAAACCACATTGCCGTTGTCAGCCTTCGCCAAGAACGCCTTGCCGGGTGGGATGGATTGCCGGTGCAATTCCGCAATGTCAGCCTTGGCAATCATGTCGCAATCCATATAGATGGCCAAGCCTTCGAACTTGCACGCCGCCGGGATGCCCCACCGCAACGCACTGAATGGCGTTGCCCATGTCTTTGTGTTCCACCCTTCGCTTCGCGCCGGATCGCTGAACCAAAACGAATCCGGGTTGCGGCTTAACATCATCCACGTGATTTCAATTTCTTCGCTGGCGTGCTTGCGCAACGAATGGTCAAGCACGCACTGCGACTCTAAGTCTTCATTGTTGGCCGGTGTCCCAATAAAGATTCGAATCGTCATAGGCTCCACCTTTCAATCATTTCATCCACAGTCAGCACGGGGTAAGCCTTCAACGTGCTGACCGGCGAACAATTGACCACATCTGAACCACGTTCGGCAAGGTGGGTTGCGGCGTTGTCAAATGCCAGCCGCCACCGCACAAAATAGCGTTCCATTGGATTGGTGCACGGCGGCGGGTGGCGGCCGTGCCAGTGCTCGCCGTGCAAGTCACATCCGATTAACGCAATGCCGGTGGCACCCAATTGCGCCACCAAGTTCAACATCTGATATCCGCCGTTCGCGCCGGATGCCACTTGGCCAAGGTGGTCGAATAGCGGGCGGTCATCCCAAGCGTCATTGCCGATTTGCACTGACTTGACTTCGATGCGCACAAGGCGTGGGAAATAATCCATTGCGATTTTGTCGGCCGTGATTTTCAAGCCGTGGAAATCCGGCGCGCCACGATGCACTTGCCACCAATTAAAATCGCAAGCGTAAAGCACATCCGCCCACGGCACCAATTCCCAAGACGTGTTCACCGCCACCACCCGCATCCGGTCCTTGATTTTGGTGAAGTCAACACGGCTGGCCGATTGCCCTGAACACACGATGGCCACCCGCTCGCCGGACCAATCCGGCAAGCGGTGAACGTCTTGGCCGATTTCACGGCCGCCGGGTTTGCGTAGTAGATGGCCGCGCGGTTGTTCCGGGGTCGCCATAACGTGCACTTGCTCCGCGCGGTGCCGGTAGGCGGATCGCACCGCCGATGGTTTGCAGCCGGAAGCGCGATTGATTCGTGAATGTTTGGGCAAATAGATTGGCGGTGCCCACCGAAACCGTGTGCGTGTAGTAGCCCGATTCGTTCGGGAACGTGTCAGGGTCGATTGCAAAATATTGTTCAAGGGTGTGTTGGTAGTCCACCGTTGCCGGATTTTCAAACGTGATATCTTGCGCAATGTCAACTTCACCAAGGATGGCGTGCGGATAGTCCAGCGTTGACGAATTCGGGAAGTGGGCGGCAATCAAAACCCCAAGTGCCGGTGCGTCAATCGCGTTGTCATAGTTGACCAACGATTCATTCGGGAAGTTGGCCACGATCAGGAATTGCTCGCCCGCAACCCCAATCGCGTGCTCATAGTCGGTGGCGGATTGGTTCGGGAACACACCGGCCGCAAGGTCAACCGGGCCAACGGAAATCGCGTGCACATAATCGGCGGCCGATTCGTTCGGATACAATCCACCGGCCAAATCATTGCCGGAAGTCACAACGTGCACGAAATCAACCGTGCTTTGATTCGGAAAGGTATCCACCCCTAGGTTGGCCGGGCCAACGTCAATGGCGTGCACGTAGTCCGCAAACGATTGGTTCGGATAGTTGATGGCGGGCAAGTTGTTCTCGCCAGCTTGCAGTGCGTGCGCATAATCAACATTGGATTGGTTCGGATAGAGTTGCGGCGCAAGGTCAACCGGGCCGGTGGTGATGGCCTGCACATAGAACGCATCGGTTAGCGAGTCATCGAACGTCACCGCTTGCACAAGCGCGACAACCGAATCAATCGTGTGCACAAAATTGACGGTGGAAGCGTTCGGCCATGTCGTGGTGTGCACAAGGTCGGTGAACGTGGCCAGCACGTGCACATAGTTGACCACGTTCGGATTCACCCACGCGGGTGTGTGCGTCAAGAACTGGTCAGGGGAAACAATCGTGTGAACGAAGTTCAGCGTTTGCGAATTCACCCACGTGGTGTTGTGCGTTAGGCTTTGAAGCGGCCCCGGGCCAAGGTCAAGCACGTGCGTGAAGTTGACCGTTGGCGAGTTCACCCACGGGGTGGTGTGCGTCAAGGCTTGCGGTGCCGGACCAACAACAACCGCATGGGTGAATTCCACACCCGACGAATTCACCCACGGCGCATCCGGTTCAATGTTTGTGTCAAGAATTGCGCCGCCGCTAATGTATGGAAAGAATCCGCTTGGTGGTGTGTGCGAAAATTCATTAGTACCGACGCGGAGTCGAACATTGTCAAATGAATGCCCCACCCCTGCGGATGGAAAAACCGTTCCGCTGATTCCAGTAATCCACGGCAACGTGCCCGCCGCCGGGTCGGCACCACTCAACCACGCGCCAGCCTTACCAATCCAGAGTTTGCCCGCGTCCATATCAAGCGCGAAATTGACAACAAAGTCTCCCGGCGCAAGCACAAAGGTCGCGGCGTTCGCCTTCGTCCATGTGTTAACGTAAGCCCCTGCCTGACTATTGCCATTCCACCATAGACTCGCGCCAGAAGGCGACGAGCCGGGATATTGACCTTGAGCGAGCGACGCTTGCGCGTTAATCGCGCCGCCCATTGTCGTGGCGGTTGCCGTGCCAATGTGAACAACAATTTCCCAATACCATTTGCCCGTTGTCTTTCCGACGATCGCGCGCGCGATCGCCATGAAGGTTACCCCATTCGATGACATGACTCGATTTTGAACGCTGAGAAATGCATTGGGACTCTTGTTCACCGAATCCCACGTCAGCCACAACACTTCCATGCCGGTGGTGATGGGAACGCTTGCATTGATGTGTGGTGTTGTTTGCGTCAGTGTTTGTGGCGCAAGCGGATATTCCGTCACCGCCACTGAACTGAAGTTCAACCCACCCGATGTGCCGCCAGTGAATTTGATTGCGGCCTTGTCGGTGGGACCGAACGTGACAAGAGCCGCGCCCGCTGACTCATATTCGCCAGTTGTTCCGGGCGGCACCGTCACGAATAATGCCGTGTCCGCGCCATTCTTCCGCAACGTCAACACCACCGAAGATGTCACCGTGTTGGCGTTGTTGTTGAGTCGCATCTTGCCAATGTTGCAATCAAACCCGTGGTCAATTTCGATTTCGGATTCGACAAGTGTTGCCGCCGACGATCCGCCGATAGCCATGAACTGCGGCGATGCGCTCGCCGCGAAAGTGCCAATCGGCAAATTAAATAGATCGTTCTGCGGCGCGCTATATTCGACAAGCGCGACCATCTGAATGGATGTTGCGCCGGTTTGCCCCGTCACGTACCAGCAAAAGGCATCGTTATCTGCGAACGTATCGACGCTTGTTAAATCTTCCCAAATTCCAGTCGCGCCCGCCGGGATGCTGAAATTTGCATTCGCATTCGTGCCATTCTTGCGCAGGCGAATCGTAAACGGAGTCGATGATGCAGTCGGAACTAGCGCGGCAACTTTCGAGATTATGCCGCTACCCTTGAGTCGCGATTGAGCGAACAACTCGGTGCCAGCAATAAAGCCGCTCCCGAACGCGACGAACATCGACACGCCGGACGTGACGGCCGTTGATGCCGAAGCGATAAACGTTGAATGCCCGGTGCTTGCTTCCCAAATCGCACGCGCCGAATAGAGAATGAATGCCGGTGCAGTGCCGGTGACTTGCAAATTATAAGTATCGGTTGCGGCGAACGATACCGAACCAAGAAACTCGAACGCTCCAGCCGCGTTCGGCGGTTGCAAGTGCAACACCGAATTCGCGGAATTCTTTCGAAGGATGATGCTACGCCCGGTGCCGTTGGCATTCACCCTCGCCTTTAGATCGCTGATCGTGCCAGCGATCCGCGCGGGCTTGGCGGCCTTCGACTCAACATCATAGCTCGCGGTTGTTGGTGCCGAGCCGAACGTCGCAAAATTTCCAAGCGTGATCGCTTGATTGTTTCGGCCGACAACTAGAAGTGCTTTTGCCATCGCATTGTGCCCCGCTAATTCGCTTTATTATGGGCAAGCACTTCTGACAAATGTTCGGGAGTACCGAACAACGCGGAATGAATCCCGCAGGCAACGTGCGACTCCTTGAACGACTCGTCAACATTCCAATATTCAAGCACGCAATCGCAAGTGTCCGGCTTCCACAACGTTGAACCCGTCACCGGCAATGGCGGCGGCCCGGCATCGGTCAACGCGGCGAACTGCGGCAATCTAATTTTGATTAGTTCACGCGGCTTGCGCCGATACCAATACGGCAACGGCGGATGGATGCCACCATAAACGGTTGCCACTCTATCCCATCGTTGCATTTGCAATCGGCGGGTGAATAAATCGCGGTCACCGGCACCGTAAAATTCAACCGGTCCTTGCCTGAAAGAACGATATTCGAGCAAGCTTCGGTCAACCAACCCGATTGAAAACGGGCCGCCGAACGCAAGCTTTAAGAAAACCTCATTGGGAAAGTGATTGCCCGGAATCCAACAATCGGTGCCTTGCGTTGACCAATATTCCGCGATCACTCCGGTGAATTGATTCTGTGCAGAATTCAACGAAAAATTCGCACCGATCAAAGTTGTGTCAGTTGCCGGTGCGCTTGATGTCGCACTATTGCCGTGCGAAACCCCGGTGCTTGGCGAGTACAGGGAAATCCGCCGTTCGGTCGCGCTCACAAAACGGCCCACGACAAAATACCATTGATTAGCCGTGATGGCCCCGGCGGCAGTCGCGACAACTTCACCACCGCCCGCGTTGCTTCCTATCGTGCAAGTAGTGCTAAGGGTGACACGCTCAAAGGTTTGGTTTGCGGTGTAGCCGTTGCCGAAAAGAGTTTGCCCCGCAGTGGTGGCGGTTGGAAACGCCCACATGCCCACCGCATAGGGATAGGCCGGACGCCAGCCGGATATATTCTTCAAATAACTTAGGCCATCGAAGCGCGCGCCCATTATGCACTTTGCAATTTCACCGGGGTGTATTCAACTTCATGATTGGTGCCGGTGGCGTTCAACGCGACACCGGTATTGTGCACGACATAGATGCCCCATTGCACCGGAACGAATCCGCCGAACGCTTGCGCAATCGAATACGGCCCCCAACGATAAGCTTTGTTTGCCGTGTTGACGGTTGGAATCACGCACAACAACATCATCAAGCTTTTATCGTCCGGTGTTAGAGTCGCATCGGCACCGGTGGCACCGCCGGAAAAATTCGTGTCGTCATAACTGCCATAGGCCCAAATTTCGATTTGCCGCGCGGCAGTTGGCCCGGTGCCGGTCATGACCTGACCACCAACCATTGCGTCAACTGCAAAATCCGTGTCTTTGTTGTCAACCGCAGCACTGGAACGCCCGGCAATTAGCGCGGTATCGCTCGCCAGTGCGGCAAGCGTCATGGTCAAGGTGACCTTGCTGCCATATTGCGGGGTGATGACGGGCATGGTTCACCTTTTAAGCGCGCGTTGCGCCGTACCATTTGAGAGTATCGGCCAAGTGTTTTTCGGTTTCCGCAATCAACTTGGAAGCTTCGGCATCCAGTGCGGCGTTGCGTTCGGCATTCGTCCATGCCGTATCAATCATGAAATCAAATTGCCGTTCTATCAGTGCGCCGGATTCCACTTGCGCCTTTTCCGCTGGCGTGATTTGCCCCGGGCCGGTGCCTTCCATCATTCGCGTGTTCGCCTGCCCGGAATTGACGATGCATGTTTGCCAAGGCATTCCTGCGGAATTGTTGCCAACCGGCACCGGCGAATGAACCACGATGCGGAACGTGTGCGGCCGCGATCCTTCCAAGATGTGAATGGCCGCCATCACTTGCCCCCACCGTTGAACTTCGCCTTGTCGCGGAAATCGAAGTGCGGCACGCTAACCACCTGATCGAACGGGAACACACCCTTTTTGCGCCCGGTGATGTCATAGTGATCCATCAACATTTGCTTGGTCTTGCCGAACAATTCGTTGAACGCCTTTTCCGCGCCATCGCGAGTCGGGTGCAGTTGCCGGATGGCGTTGACGATTAGGTTGGCCGCCGCGCCGTCCACCTCGGCCAAACTGAACCCTTCGCACGCCTGACTAAGCCGCCGGAATAGTTCGCGTTGGTTATCGTTGACCCGGCGCAACGGATCGCGCGGCTGCAATTCGTCCATGTTGTCACCCGTTACAGTGTGAAGATGCCCGATGCACTCCATGTGATGGTGATGTTGCCGCCATTCGGGGTGACCGGCAAGCCGGTAACGCTGGCATCAAGCCACAAGAACAAATATTTGGTGCCCGGCGCGCCCGCGTTGTTGCGATAGAACACCAACGCTTCGCACTGGTCACCGACCACGGCGGCAAACGTCACGTTGTCAGCATCGAATGTGCCGGGTGAAACGGTGCCCACCGTTGGAGTGGTCAGTTGCATGGCGGTGCCGACCTGCCCGGCGGTAACATCGCTTAGAAAATCGTGCGTGGGCGCATAGGCCACATCGTTGGTGTCATGCAACTGAACGAATGGCGCGGTGGCCGCCGCCGTTGAATTCAGCGACACGTCTGCCGCCGCCGTCATCAACGCGCCCTTCCAAACTGCAAAAACGTTGTTAGCCATTGGGTGTTTCCTTTCTAGGCTAGTGACAATTCAACCAAGTATTGCCGCAAGAGTTGTTCAGCACCGAACGGAAGCTTGCCCGCAATCGTGCCGACAACTTGCGTTTCCCTGTGCTCGTAAAACGTGCCGATGGTCAGCAAGATTGCCGCACGGATATCGTCCGGCATTTCGTCTTCGCCATAGCCCGCATCGTAGGTGACCCGCACCGAATTGATGGCGTCAATTGGAGTCGGCCATGTCGAATTCACCGGCACTATCCATCCCGGCTCATTGACGTTATCAACGAAAAATTCCGTGTTCTCCATGATTTGCGTTTCAACACCACCGGCATCGTCATAGACAAACGAAACCACGGTTTGCAACGGCGGCTTCGGCACTTGGATTTGCGGTGGGAAATTATCAAGGACCAACATCCACCGTTGCGTCACGAAGGCGCGGCCGGTGAATAGCTCACATGACCGCGTGGCCGCCTTTAGATAAAGGTCAATGATGTTGTCTTCGTCATTGTGGTCAACGCGCAAGTGCGCCTTGACTTCGTTCAACGTCAACGGTTGCGTTGCTGGCGGAAGGATTAGTTTTGTGCCCATGCCCGCCCATCCATTCCAGCCGGGCCGCGCTCGCCGCGTTCACCGGCCTTGCCATCGCGGCCGTGCTGCCCGCGCTTCGCTGCAAGTTGCCAGTGCTTGGAAGTTTCCGGCACCGCGTTGCCGTCAACATCGCACAACGCCACGAAGATTGATCCGCCATAGCTGACACAATCGCCGCGTTCATAGTTGCCCGCCTTGAACGCGCCGCGATAGATCATGAACGCCGCGCGAAAGGTGAACTTTTTCACTTGCTCGCCGCGTTCGAACACGAAGGTGAACGCGCGTTCGCCATCATATTCCATCCGCATGTCATCGAAGCCGAAGCCGTCCGCGCCGGGCGCGCCCGGCTCGCCATCCTTGCCGTTCACACCCGGGGAACCGTCCCGGCCGGGAACGCCGGGCAGGCCATCCCGGCCGGGCTGGCCATCGCTACCGTCAAGCCCGGGGTTTCCGGGTTCACCGGCCGGGCCAATATCGCCCTTAGAACCATCCGCACCCGCCGGGCCGGGTTCACCCATTGCGCCAACCGGGCCGGGTGGCCCTTCCGGCCCTTGCTCGCCGTTTAAGCCGTCCTTGCCCGGCTGGCCGGGTTCGCCGGGCAAGCCACGCTCGCCGGGTTCCCCGGGGTCGCCGCGTTCCGGCGCGGGCCGCCGCTCCACCGCCTCCAACCTTGCCAAGATGGGGTCAACCATTCGGTGGATGTGGTCGGCAATCACCGGCGCGAACGCCGCCACAAGTGCCGTCAATGCCGATTGTTTCATCATTGGAAATTTCCCGGCCACATCAAACGCAACTTCAATTCGTGGGCGGCATGGGCGATTAGTGCAATGTCGCGTTCGCTCGCAACCGCGTCTTCGCCTTCATCTTCGTCTTCGTCTTCGTCTTCCGGCTTCGGCTTGTCACCCGCCGGTGCCGGTGCTGGCGTGGTGGCAAACGGGTCATCTTTCGCGTCACGCTTCGCCAACGCTTCAAGCGAAAAGTTTTGTTGTTGTGCCAATGGCGTTTCGCCACCCTTGACCGGCGGAAGGTTGAACACGAAGCGCGCTTCATTGGGTGACGCAATCGCCATCTTCACCAACTCGCCCCACGTGCGCGCCTTGGTGGCGGTATCCATCCGCAACAAATCGTTCAGGTCAAATTCGGTGCCAAGTTCTTGGTTGGCTTCGGCCAACCCTAAGCCTTCATCCAAATGCAATTCGATTGACTCGATGTGAATTTGAAGTGCCTGCGAATAATATTCTTGGTTCAACGCTTCCACGTTGTTCACTTGCGGCAACGTGCCAACGCCAATCTTGTATGGCGGCACATGAAACGCGGTGCACACGTTTTCCGCCGACCACTTCAATTGGTCAATCAATTGCGAGTCTTCGGCCGATACCGCCACGGTGGCATAGGTCATGCCATCGCCAAGCACCGCAACTTTACCGACATTGCTGCCGGTGTAGTTGGTTTCCCAATAATCCTTGATGCGTTGCGCTTGCGTGTCGGCAATCTTGCCGGGCGCGGTGATGATGCCGCCCGGGTTCGAACCGTTCTGAAAGAATTGTTGCGAGTTGCGCTGAATGTTCAAACCTTGCAACGCCGCGTTCGCGCACGCAAAGATTGGCGACACACCGCACAACGGATGATAAAGGCAATTCATCGAGTCGTGGATGATTTCGCTTGCGGGCACCGTCACCTGATCGGGCAGGCCCGCCAAGTTGTCGGTGCGCAACTCGTAATAAACCGAACCATCCGGTGCCACCAAACACTTCGCCCGGTTCGGATCGAGGATATACATGGCCCGCACCACGCCGCGCGCATCGCGTTCTTTCAAAACATACGTGTTGCCGGTGACCAGCTTCGAAGTCATCCAGTTTTCAACAAACTTGATGCGGGTTTGATAGCGGTTCGGCTTGCGGATGACCGGCGAGAACGCCGCAACTTCCTTTGGAGTCCATATGCCATCGTCATCTTGTTCAACGATGCGCAAGCCTAGCTTGGCGATGTCGTTCGAAATCAACGTGACGCACGAATAAACCGCACCAAACGCCAACGCGGTTTCCGGCCTAAGTTCTAAATTCCTTTGCCACGCGCCGGTGAACGGTTCATGCACGGTCGGGCCGGTGGGCCACCACCAATTGCCACGATCATGCGGTTGCGTTGGAACAATATTATTCCCGGCCTTGATGACTTCGAATCCGAAAATGCGCACCCGTGCTATTCCTTCGCGCGCTTGCGGCCTTTGGTTTCCGGCACTTCATCGGCCGTCACATCAACTCGCTTCACGTGCCCGAATTGTTCGAACGGGAACACGTGGTCATCTTGCATTTCAAATCGCTCGCCTTCGCGGCGTTCGATCATGTCATAGGAAACACTGTGCAACGCCACCACTTGCATCATCGACTCCATTGTAAAAAACGGGCGTTGGCCGTCAGCACCAACGCCCGCCAAGTTGGGGAACGCCTTAGCCGTACTTCGCGCCGCTAATGTATTGCACGGCCGATGCGCGGCGTTTCTTCCAGTTGATGAAACGTTCCGCTTTGATGCCGACCAAGTTGTGCTGCCAAAGCGAAATCATCACGGTGGTTGCCGTTGCCGGGTTGTCCGGCGCGGTGTCCATTTGCAACGAAGCCTCGCGGCTTAGATCAATCGTCACGCCGCCTTCGTCAGCCAACATCACTTCCTGTGGAATCAGGAAGATAATAAGATCACCGCCGCCCGGTGAACCGCCGGTGCTGGGCACGGCTTCCGAAGTGATGACCGGGAAGCCAAGCAACGTGCCGCCACCAAGGCCAAGGCCCGGGAACTGCGATGCGCCAAGCGGATTTTGCATCAACGAAAGCGAAAGCGCGCGGCCTTGCTTCATGATCCATGCACCGCCACTGATCGGAACGTTGCCCGCAAGGTAAGTGTTGAACAACGTTTTTACGTCAGTCACGAAGGCGGCATAGTTGGTGCCGCTCGCCGGGATTGCCGCCACGCCATTGGTGATGGATGCCGGTGACACGCCCGCCACTTCCGCCTTGGCCGGGTCAAGAAATTCCGAATCCATGAATTGCGAAATCGCCGCTGCAAGGTCAGCACGCACCAACGCTTCCGCCGATGGCGAACTGAACCGCACCAATTCTTCCGAAAGCGGAATGATTCCCGCGATCTTGAAGAAATCCAGCGTGATGGAGTCCAACGCAAGGCTGGACAACGGCTTCGGCTTGGCTTCGCCAACCCAATTGACCACGGCACCGGCGGTTTGACGCGGCACCTTGATCTTGAACGGCACGCGCCGGAAGCCTTCAATGCGGCCGATGACGGTTTGCGGCCGCAAGAATTCAATGAACTCGCCTGCCATGTTCTGATATTGCACAAGCGGTTCAGCCCACGTGCTGCCCGTTGTGGTGCCCGGCAACACCGGTGCCTTTTCGATGACTTCGAAACGTTCGATTTGGTCGTGGGGAATCCGCAGCACATTCGCCACTTCCGGCGTGGAGTCCTTCCACCGTTCCGCGAACTGCACCGCTTCAAAGCGGTTGCCCTTGCTGGCGGCAAGCGCGCACACCATGCGCACGAAGGCGGTGCCTAGCGGAAGTTTCGGTTGGCGAACAACCACAAGCCCGGATCGCGCGGCACTCGCCGCCGCCGGTGCGCCACCGTCAACCGCCGCCGGTTGGCGAACGGCTGGCACCGCCGCCTTTTTGTTCAAGTCATCAAGCTTGCGAAGCCGCACAAGCAAGTCATCAATTTCTTCCACTTCGCTTTGAAGGATTGACGACTCTTCCTTTTGCGCCATGTCAAGCGTGACGCCTTCGGCTTCCTCAAGAATTGCATTCATTCGCGCAACATTGGCCGCGCGCTTCGCTTCCGCATCCGCGATGCGTTCCGCAATCGTCTTCATTTTGGGTTTGCCTTTCGCTGGAACTGGTTTGCCCGTGACGCCGGGTGTTGGTCGTTCTTCCGTTTCAATGCCTGACGCGGCCAGCAACGGAAGGTCAATTGCCTTGATGCTTTCAATTTGCGCATCCGCTTGCGCGGGGATTGTCACAAGCGACAATTCCAGAACTTCGGATTTCAGATAGTGGATTCCGCCGTCCTTCATGAATGACATTTCAATGGCGCGGAATCCAATCGACACCGCGCGCACCAATCCAATCTTCACCGATTGCCAAGCTTCATCGATTCGTTCTTTGAGTTTGCCCGGCTCATTGACCGTGGGCATTCGCGCTTCAAACTGAATTCCGTTTTTTGTCGGCTTCGAAAACTTGACGGTGCCAACCGGCTCGCCTGACCGGTGCTGCCACAGCAACGGCATGGGATTCTTGAATTCAACACCTAGTGGTTCAACAATGTCACCCATGCGGTCAGGTGACGGGGTGGTGGCAATTCCGGTGATGATTCGTTGGTCGGCATCAACCGCCTTGACTTCAAGCATTGAATAGGCGCGATGCATTTTCATTGTGCCACCCTTCAAAAGTGCCCGTTAAATAACGATTACTTGGTATTCTTTTTCCGATTCGGCCTCGGCCAAACCCACCGCCATCACCAAGCAACTAACCCCGTCTATTTTCTCCGATGATTTTGCCTTGTCCGGCTTGATGTTTCCATTGTTGTCTTCGTATTTGGCAACGTTGGCCACCATCCAATCAAGCACCGGGTGCCCGCCAGCATCAACTTGGCCACACAAAATCAATCGTTCTAATTGCTTCGATGCGCCGCTAAGAGTCTGCACACCCTGCCGCATCAACATCATGGGCACGCCATCGCGCGTCAACGTGTTCACGGTCGCGGTTGCGTTGTATGGGTCATAGCCGATGCGCTGAACCGCGAAAGACTCGAGTCCTTCGTGCACGGCGGCAATCACAACATCATAGTCCACCACGTTGCCAATCGTTGGTTCAATCGCGCCACGGTCACGCCACACGTCATAGGGCACACGATCCTGACGTGAACGCTTTTCAATGTTGTCGGTCGGCACCCAAAAACGCGGCAAAGCCAACCATTTTTCACCCGTACCTGGCGGCGGTGGGAATAACCAAAGCAAGCAAGTGATGTCACCAACACTCGACAAATCCAGTGCACCAAAACATTCGCGACCCTTCAACTCGCGTGCGAAGCTTCGCCATCGCGCGTCCTTTGAAAGTGTTGGCTTGCCCGATCCTTCGCGCCACGCATCGGATGACAACCACCGCTCATCTTGGCCAACCCAAAGGTCGCAATGATATCTTTTGAAATTCGTTTCAACGCGCGGCGAGTTCATCGCCTTGTTGAATTCGTCTTGCAAGTCTTCAAGCTTCACCGAATTCCCAAGGTTGGGGTTCGCCTTCGCCCATGTTTCCGGGTCGCGCCAATCGTCACCGGGTTCGGGTGCATAGGTCACCACCAAGGTGGCGGGCACATCAAAGGTGCCATCCGCAATCTTTTGCGACTCTTCCCACAACACCCACCCGTGTGACTTGCGCGCTTGGCCAGCCGTGCTGATTAATATTTCCAACGGCTGGTCACGCGACAATTCGGATTGGTGGACGAATTCGTAAAGGTCGCCATCTTTCCATTCGTGCATTTCGTCACCAACCAAGATGGAGCATGACAAGCCGTGTTTGCCTTGCGCCTTGCCGGTCAGTGGTCGCACCACCGCGCCAAGCGGCGTGCAAAAAATAGATGTCTTCATTGTTTCGAAAATCGACTCGCCGTATTCATTGACCAGCGTTGGCGACAACTGAACCATCTTGGTGGCGCGATCAAAAACAATGCGCGCCTGCCGTTCGGTCGCCGCGATGCAATAAGCTTCGCCACCCAACTCGCCGTCAAACATTAACGCCAGCAACATCAACCCGGCGGCAAATTCCGATTTGCCATTTTTGCGCGCCACCCAAACGATGACGCGGCGAAACAACCGCAAGCCATCGGCTCGCTTCCACCCGAACAACATCCGCACAATTGCCGCTTGCCACGGCGCAAGCGTAAACGGCCGGTTAGTCCAACGCCCGGTGGTCAGCCGCAAAAACTTGGGGAAGAATTCAACCGCACGTTCCGCCGTGCGTTCATCAAACCGGGCACCTTCGTTGGAAGCCGCACGCTTCCATTCCGATGCTAGCCACCGGTGCAAAGGATCGCGGGAAAGTGCCTTGACCCACTGCGGCGTTTGTTCGGCCACGTGCTCAATTCATCCGCCCATATCCGATGGGTGATTCGGTCACGGCCCGCTTCGGTTCTTTGACTTCACCCACGTGTTCATGCGGCGTGGTGCCGCCGAAGTCTGCGGGCATCGCAGCCAAGCCGCGAATGATTTGATGACGGGCAACCGGCGTCAAGCCAAGCTTGCTTTCCAGTTGGCCAATCACGGTTTCCAATTTCAGCATGTCAACGAAGGCGGGCGCGGGAAGGTAGCGTGTGGCTTCGATCTTGGTTGACGAATAGAACGCCGCCTTGCCATCAAGATATTCTTTCGCCGCCATCCAACGATTCAAATAAACCGCCCACCTCGCATATGCGTGCACATCCGCTGGCCGCGCGATCCTGCGGTGTTGGTAGTCCGCGATGATGCGGCTATACAAAAGCCGCTCGCGCGGCTGTGTCAGGAATTCCGGCACTTCGGTGATGGCCGCCGGTGGCATCACCGGCACTTCCGGGTCGGGTTTTATTTTCCGGTTGCCGGGATTGCCTTTCAATATTTTCAGTGCGGCCGATTGGCCGCGCCGCCCTGAATTAGAATTGCCTGCCATGCCGATCCAGTCCCGACCTGACCCCGCCACGCCTTTTTGTGCCTTGCCTGACCGCGACCCTAGAAAATTCCGGTTTGGTTTGCAACCGTGGCCCGGCCTTGGTATGGATTCGACCCATGACCGCACGCAATCCCGTCAAAGAATGGCGCACCGAACACGGCTTCACCACGCGCGAAGCCGCCGGTTTGTTGATGTGCAGCCGCACCGCAATGATTTCTTGGGAAGCCGAACCGTCACGCGCGCCCGGCTACATTCTCTTGGCCATGCAAGCCATCACTGACGGCCACCGCATCACCAAGAAACGCAATGGCGTCCACCTTGTGAATGGCGAAGCATCACCGCTTTAAGTGGTGCGCAACTAAAACTAATCTGTAGCCCGCCAGCCGGTCACGCTGAACGTCACTGCCGAACGGTCGAAACATCATCCGCGCGCTATGCGCAAGCAACGTCAAATCGGAAACGTGTTTCAAATTATCGCGGCCCCATATCTTCAATTTCATTTCACGATCAGGCAACGCATCGGGATAAGCTCCCATCAAACAAAAAACGAATTCCGCCAATCGCGGCGGCACACTCCATTGCAGTCCTTGATACGAAATCAAGTTGTGGTTCAAATCCACAAGCACACGGTGAAGCTTCACAACACCGCCGCACGTTGGGCACGTGTCGCAATTCTCTTTCACTAATTTCGGGTGACGTTGGTTGCCGCGCTTCGGTGCGCTCGCCTGAATCACCAACGGCCCGGGCGTGCTAGGCCCCAAAAAGTGCGCGCCGGAAAACGCAACTGGGGCACCGCTCTT